GCAATCTCAGATCAAAGTTTTGATCAATCAACTTACCGAAATGGTGAGTGAGCCTGGAGATGCTGTGATTGTGGTTCCCCTCATTAAGGGATATCTTGATTCAGACATTAAAAATGATGAAGCGTTAGTTAAGCTAGCTCAGATCACACAAAAGATAGCCGCTCCTGCAGCGGGAGAGGGGTCGGGATTAAATGAGAAAGATCTAGAGCTTTTATTTAACGATATTCAAAAAACAACAGCTCCATTGGAAAAAGCAGAGATAAAAGAGCTTCCTAATTCTCAAAGTTAACACTAATAACAATGTTTGGTAATAAAGGAGGTAAATCACAAGAAGGTGCATCGTTTATAATAGCGAGGGTTACTCATGTCGTATATGGACCTTATTTAGCAGACGGCAAAACACCAGATCCTTACTACACTAATCCAACGGATATAGGAACTATTAGATACGTAGTAGATAACTCATTTCAGAATTCAAGCGATTTTGGAGCTATAAATCAACCAGCTAAGCCAGCCTGGCCGTCTTTTCAACATTACCCTACAGAAAATGAGTATGTATACATCATACCAGGTCCAAGTCCGCAGAAAAATAAAAAAAGCGGGGCTCAAGAATTATACTACCTACCTCCCTTCGGCATGTGGAGATCAACTAATCACAACGCTTTCCCAGCACTAGATGAGTATACCGTATTTAAGCAGGCAGAGGTATTAAGTGATCAAGCTACTATAGCAGGAACTCCTAATTCACAGGGAGATGTTGGGATAGAATATAATTTGGGAAATAATTTTCCTGAAAAAGGAGATATAAGAACCCTTAGAGCTTTTGTAGGAGATGTTATGATTGAGGGAAGGTGGGGGCACTCTATTAGGTTTGGATCGAGTTTAAATAGTTTACAAAATGAAAATAATTGGGCTGTTTCTAATACAAATGGAGATCCTATTATAATGATTAGAAACGGACAAGGTAAACCTCCAACACCTAACTGCTGGGATCCGATGGTGGAAGATATAAATACAGACGGCTCTTCAATCTACCTAACATCAGGTCAGCAAGTTGTAGTCGATGACATCCAAAGTAATTTTCCACTTAACAGTTTCAATGCATCGCTAATTGCAACAAGAACGGTAATTAAAACAATTCCAGCCACCCCAAGATCAAATCAAACAGTATCTCCTAATGCAGTTGATAATGCTAATACAGTTTAAAAAGTAAAGAATAAATGCCATTAACAACATACATCCCTGAATTTCCTTACAAGCAGAATCAGATAATCTTATCATCTGATAGGGTGATGCTACACTCAAAAAGAGATTCAATTTTTCTTTTTGGAAAGCAGGCAGTGTCAGTATCAACCCCTGGAACATTTAACGTGGATGCAGAAGTAGGAGTTACAGTTGCTACTCCCACAATCGAGTTAGGAATAGACGCTAAATTAATAGGACATCCAGTACTAAGAACAAAAGACTTCGTTACGCAATTAGAAAGACTTCTCGACCAACTAGAATCCTTTGCAAGCGTAATGACTCAGCTAAGATCTAATAGCACAGGTTTAGCAGCATCAATACCTTTAATAGTTTCACAGGCTGAGATTTTAAAAAATGTTACAGCTGACGTAAAAAATAAAATACCAGGAACCTACTCAAATACCACCTACACCCTCTAGTATGTCTAAAATAAAAACAGGATTAGAAAGTGCAACGGTTGCAAGCGCAAAAGCTCTTGCAAAAACTCAAACCGAGGTAGATAAGGTATTATGGGGAAAACAAGCAGCAATATATTCTGCAACAATAAATCCAAACGGTACAGTAACACAGACGACCGCAACTAAACAAGCAAGTGATCAAAAAAGACAGTCTAGTATAACAACTGCTACTCAAACCTCGACAACTAATACACAACAACAAGCAAGGGCAGGATCTAAGATACCAAATCCATTAGATTATGGTGTAATACCTCTTCTCACAGTGGTAACATCCATAGACGTCTGTGATATTGTTAATTATTTGTATAATCAAATAGGGGGACCTTCTCCCAAGCCGAGATCTAAAAATCCAACCGGTATTGAAAAGTCTCTGTATTTTGTACAAGACAAAACACTAGAGATACAAAAAGCTATCGATACTTTTTACAGTTTTCCAGACCGCTTGATAGGACGTTTTACGGACATTTCTTATGAAGAGACTACACAACAGCAAGTAAACGCTCAAACGAATACGAGTACAACAAACGAACAGGCTCAACAAAATTACCAACAAGGAAATACTCCTGGAGCAAACTCCTCAGGCATTAATGCTCAAAAATTTAACTTATTTAATTTAATAAACTACATACAAACTTCTGTATCTAGTTTTTTATCAACTAAAGATGTTCAAGGAAATCAAATACTGACCACAAGCGATATTGAGCTAGTAAACCAGGTTCCTTTTTTACAACAAAATCTAACAATTTTTACAGACTACCTTAATATAATTAATAGATATGCTAATTATGAAAGCATACCTAATGAAGATGTTCAAAGAATATTAGATACAATCAATAAAATAAGAGCAACGTGCGTTACTATACAAAGTTTAGATTTTAGATCTCCTGCATCTTTCCTAGCACTAGTACCATCAGCAACAGTTAGACAACAAATAACCGAGTTGCAAAAACTTATAGATCCTACAAAACTCATTCCAACTCTCTCGAAAATAGCGGAAGCGTTAAAAGCATTTAATAAGTTTATAGAAAAAGCAGAGGCAGTTATAGTAACTTCGCAACTTTATATTAGAATAGCTGTAGTACTCTTAAAAGTATTTCGAATAATAATTAGAATCTTAAAAGGATTACCTATCCCGAATCGATTTACTTTAGTAGGCTTAACAGTAACATTCTCTAGTTTAACAAGTAAAACAGAACAAATAGTTAGTGAGGTAGAGGAGATTCTAGAGCAAATTAAGAGTTTATTAAACGTTGTAGTTTCTTTTTTAGATTACCTACAAGCAAATATAAGAGAGATTCTTACTAGAATCAACTCGCTTCTAACAAACCTACGTCTATGTGAGAATCTAAAGGATTCACCCGTAATAACAAATTTAGAACAGGCTCAAAAAGCATTAGTAGAAACTGAAGCTAGAATTCAAACTTTTCTAACTAATTATAGAACTAGGTTAGAAGCACAGAAAACTTTCGGAGATTACACTATCAAAGTGGTAGAAGAGCAGTTGGTGGACGAAGGGATAGTAAATAAAAGGAGGAGAGGAATTGCTTTAGATAAAACAGGTAAACTTGCAGTAGCCTCTGATTTAACCTTTGCAACAGATGAAAATATCATAGTACAGGAAGTTAAGCTAAAATTAATAAGTGCAGGCTTAGTAGTACAAGCAGTTCCGTCAGACCCCCTATTACAGGACTTGGCTGCTTTTTTACAAGATGATGATCTTCTTAACACAGAGGATAACTTAGGTGATTTGATAGGAGATGCTATTAAAGATGATCTAGATCGATATAATGATTCACAAGCTGAAGGAAGAGCTTTGCGAAGAAAATCTAAGGCTGCAATGAGAAGGGCACAGCAATTAGTTAGAGCTGAGATCGACAAACTAAAAGCAGAAAATATATTAAAAACCCCAAGTCCAACAACACAAGCCGTAAGCGGACAAACTACTCCAGCTAGACAAGAAACGTATCGAGTTAGCGTGTTTGCTGGAACAGGTCTTATAAGAAGTGTAATAGTAAAAGCTATAAGTACAGATGAAGCTATAAAATTAGCAAAAGACAGAGTTGATCCAAATGACAGGCACCCAACATGGAAGTATAAAGCTAGAAAGGGAAATTAGCAAAATTTAAAATTAACATATTTATATTAAGATGAGTAAACTAGACACACTTAGAAAACTGATAAGAGAGGAAGTCAGAGCGGCTATTCAAGAGCAGTTAGCTGAAATCTTAAAAGAAGCTATTACAGTTAATAGTGCTTCAAAACAGCGTATGACTGAAAATAGCGTATCTGATATCAAAAAAGCTTCAGCGGTACCTGGCACTCTTAACACTAGAAAGGCTGCGTTAGTGCCCCCTCAATTGACAAGTAATAACCCGTTAAACAGCTTATTATCGGAAACAGCTAGGAGTATGACTATGAACGACATGACTTCCTTGAATTTCAATTCAAACGATGTACCAGGATTTGGAGGGGGGATGTCAATTCAAACTGATGTACCAGTAGCCCCTTCCGTAAACGAGATGCTAGCCTCTGCTAGACCGAGTTCAAACATGGACATGGTAGAAATAAATACGGTTCCAGATTTTACTGAATTAATGGGTAATTTAAGAGCTAAGGGAGTATTATAATGGCGTATAATTTACGAAATATAAATGTTTTAGATTTAAGACCATCTGTAGGAGTTGGAGTAGCTATTCCCTTCGATCAACCTGCCGTATTTAAAACAGTATATACTACAAAAGAGCAAACAAAGTATAATTTAATTAACTTTTTACTAACTGACACAGGAGAGAGAATTTTTAACGTGTCTTTTGGGGCAGGTCTTAGATCACGTCTTTTTGAGCAGATTACACAAGAATCGAATGATATATTAGAGGCTTCTATAAGGTCTTCGGTAGAAAGCTTCTTTCCTAATATTAGAGTTGAGAGATTGAGTGTAGAATCAGATCCTGATAGAAGCCTAATAAGCTTACAGTTTTCTTACAGGTTGTTAACAAGTAACGAAGAGGATACAATAATTTTAAATATGCAAAATGGCTAATATAGATATTAAATATATTAACAAAGATTTTAATTCGTTAAAGGATGCTTTGATTGAGTATGCAAAGGCGTATTATCCAACTTCCTATAACGATTTTAGTACAGCCTCTCCTGGTAGTATGTTTATTGATATGGCAGCATATGTAGGAGACGTGATGTCTTTCTATCTAGATAACCAGCTGCAAGAGACTTTTATAAACTACGCGAAGCAGCAAGGTAACTTATACGCACTTGCCTACATGCTAGGATATCGTCCTAAAGTAACATCAGCAGCAGTAGTGAATTTAGACATATACCAACAAGTACCAGCAATTACGATAGGAGGTCAGCGTCAACCTGATTTCAACTACGCCTTAGTAATTGACCCAGGAATGGTTGTATCCTCGACTACAAACAACGCAGCGACTTTTTTTATACAAGAAAAGTTAGATTTTTCAATATCATCATCGGTCTCTCCAACAGAAATAAATGTCTACTCAGTTGATAGTGGTACAGGTCAACCAAATAAATACCTACTTAAAAAAACGGTACAGGCTATATCAGGGGAGGTAAAAACAGCTACTTTTAACTTTGGAGCTGCTACAAGATTTCCAGTTGTAACAATTGAAGATAATAATATTATAGAGATTATAAGTGTTAACGATACTGCAACAGGAGATCTTTGGTATGAAGTGCCTTACCTAGCTCAAAACTACGTACTACTACCAGTTCAAAATACAGCCGCAGCATACCCATCACTATATCAATCAGCCTATCAAGTTCCATATATTATTGAAAAAACGTATGTAAATAAAAGATTTACATCTAGATTTAGAACATCTGGGGTATTGGATTTAGAATTTGGAGCTGGGGTAAATCAAATATCATCATCAATAGCAACTCCGAATCCTTTTAATGTTGGAATTGGTACAATCAATGGACTATCAATGCTAACAACGGGCTTCAATCCAACAAACTTTGTAGCAACCGAGGATTATGGAATAGCCCCCTCAAATACAACCTTAACGGTGCAGTATTTAGTTGGAGGAGGTGCTCAAGCTAATGTAGGGGCTGGAGAAATAACTAAGATAAATTCGGTGGTGTCCAATTATAAAGCAGTGGTTAATCCAATCTTAGGAAACTTGTATAAAGCTACAATAGCTGTGGATAATCCGTCACCTGCTATAGGAGGAGGAGATGGAGATTCAACCGAAGACTTACGTTTAAATACCCTAGCACAGTTCCCAGCACAGCTCCGTGCAGTAACACAGAGAGATTACTTAGGAACGGTGCTATCAATGCCAGCTAAGTTTGGAAAAGTTGCAAAAGCTTATGTTACAAAAGATGATATTGTTTTTGGAAAATACCAAACAAACGAACCAGGAGAAAGAGATCCACTATTAACGTCGATGTATCTCCTTACGTATAATAATGCAAACCAGTTTGAAATACCATCTGAAGCGCTGTTTAGAAACATTCAAACCTATCTAAACGACTATAGGATGTTAACTGATGCAATACGGTTAAAATCAGCCTACATAATAAACATTGGCGTTTCTTTTGATATCGTCATGAGACCTAATTATCAAACAAGAGAAACTTTAGCAGCTTGTTTAGAACAACTTAAAAGCTATTTTAATCGCGATAAATGGCAAATAAACCAACCAATAATTTTAACGCAAATATACACATTACTGGATGGCATAGAAGGGGTACAGACAGTTCAAAAAGTAGAGATTACAAATCTAACAGGCACTGTAAACGGCTACTCAGAGTACAGCTATGATATATCAGCAGCAACTTTAAATAATATCATATACCCATCACTAGATCCCAGTATTTTTGAAGTTAGGTATCCTGATGCTGATATTCAAGGTCGTGTAGTTACGTTTTAATAAAAAAAGCAAAGAATCAAGAAATGGCAGTATATAAAATATTTCCCTCCGCAGATGCAACGATCTACTCAGCCTATCCAGCAAAAAATGCAGGTAGAGATGAGGTACTGGAGATCTCTGTGAAGAATTCACAAGATGGTTTACGCTTTCTTGATAGAGCTTTATTAGAGGAGTCACCCTACTATTCTTACGATCTAGCTGCCAACGATAACTATACGACAACAGCTAATATTTTTCCTACTATAGATGTTAGAAGATCTTTATTACAATTTTCAAACCAAGATTTACAGATCCTTAAGACTTTTATAAGTGAGTCTGTAAGTGGATCATGGGATGCCTATTTAAAGCTAAATCTAGCCTTTGCACAAAACTTAAATACAACCTATTCCTTAGAAGCTTACGCAGTTTCACAATCTTGGAATATGGGGACTGGTAAGTACGCAACGGTTCCCGAAATCCGTAATGGTGTTTGTTGGGATAACGTTGGACCTTACAATTTATCTCCTAATTGGAGTGGTACATATTATTTGAATTATAACTGGGAAACTCTAGTTGCAAAATGGGATGATGTCTTTACAACTTGGGAATGGGACCCAGCTCCTCCATTTGTATCAGGAGGAGGTTCTTGGAATTTTTACCTTGCAGCAAGTCAGTCGTTTGACTATATGAGCAACAAGGATATTAATATGAAGGTTACTAACCTGGTAGATGCTTGGGTTTCTGGATCATGGCCTAACTATGGACTCATATTAAAACACCCACAAACACTAGAAGAAGATCAGAATGCTTTTATAGATTTAAAATTCTTCTCCGTCGATACACATACCATTTATCCTCCATGTATTGAGCTTAGATGGGACGACTCACACTACTACCCAGTAGGAAGCAACTATGTGTTAAATAACCAGTTTACACTTACAATAGCAAACAATCCAGGTATCTTTAAACAAGGCAGTGTTTATAGATTTAGAACATCCGTGAGAGATACCTACCCAGCAAGACAGTTTACAACATCTTCAGTATACTTACAAGCCAAGTACCTATCTCAAGAAAGTTACTGGGCAATACAAGACGTAAAGACAAATGAGATGATCGTCGACTTCGATGCAAATTATACAAAGCTTAGCGCCGATACTGTATCAAATTATTTTTACGTGTACATGAATGGGTTGGAACCCGAGAGGTTTTATCGTATATTAATAAAGACGAAGATTTACTCAACTACCTTCGGTCCATTATCCATATATGATAATGAACAGTCAATATACGATGCTCTATCTCTATATTCAGCAGAAGAACTAGCTCTACTACCGGCTGAGGAAATAATAGTTGATAATAACTTAATCTTTAAAGTGATAAGATAGAATGTCAGAACAAATTAAACTGGTGAAGGAGGTATATGGACGTAACACCTATACTAGAGCAATTGATACACAGTTTTCAGAGCTCTATACAGAGGTAACAGCATCAGCGGCGCCAACTATAACTGTGGAGCAGTTTTTTCAATTTTATAACGACTTATTTTTTGAGATACCAGCTACTGGAGAGGTGAACACACATGAATATTTAGTAAAAACGAGCACAGAGTATTTAGGAGGCCCAGTACTATCGGATAATGAACGAGCCTATATTGACGAGATTAATTCACTAAGACAGCAGCTATTAGATCAAGCAGGGGATATCTTAAATGTAAACGACATATTGTAATGGAAATAGTTAATGTATCATATTTAGGAACAGCACAAGATACGCAAACTTATAGTGAGTTAGATAGAAATCTAATAAATTCTAATTTCATTAACAGTGCGTTTGGGCAGCCGGAGGACTACATTGAGTCGTTCATTTATGATCTGAACGATCAAATAATATCAAGAAATTATGCAAATGTAGATTACAAAATAGGAAGCGATGTTAATCCTGTTAACGGTCTAACCTCCCAAATAACATTAGATCCTGAAAGAGACGTAAGAGATGCAGGCTTTGATCGAGGATCTGTAGTAGTACAGTATAATTTTTACAGAAGACTGTTGGAGTCTCAAGCTGGACGACGATTTTGGATTAAGGAAATATCTCCATCAAGAACAGAAATAAAAGCCGCTAGACAGGATATTTCTAATGATGATTTATCAATAGCATTTGATACTTTTAGTGCAACTTTAGCAGCAGATGCTTATTACCCCGACTTCTACTTAAATTTTGGAGACAGTACAGAGATAATAGGAGTTAATGCAGTTTATGTCGAAGAGGATGGGGTAGGATATGTTTTATTTAAACTATACGAACCGCTACCATCAGAGTTTGATTTAAAGTCTCAGTTTTGGGTGGTACAAAAGATAGCAGAGCCTGCGAGATTTCAAGTAACAATAGAAGTTGAAGCTGAGCCAGTTGCAAACCTCTTTAGATTAAGAGGTCCAAACTACGACATTGATCTTAATCAATCAATAGGACAAACAACTCCTTACTACAACTACACCAATCTATTTACAACACCAGTAACCTCCTCGTTACAGCAGCTTAAATCTTATCTAGATGATCAGGCAGTGGGTATTAATGTAGATTATAGTGCTTTTGATAACTTTATCCATTTTTCATCAGCAACTGAGCGTATAAATAATTTCGTATACAAACTACGCTTAATAGAACTATACCAATCGAGCTCAGCAGCACTAGCAAATATTCCAGCCGGAACAGTTACAGATCAAATAGTAAATACCTCTACGAACACATTACAGCAGAATATAAATAATATAATAAGTAAGTTCGATCCGTATGAGTATTATTTATATTTTAGCTCAGCTTCAACTGCATGGCCAAAAGCAAATAATACAGAGCCCTACCTTCTATATCCGGTAACCTCTTCACAAGCCTTAGCTTGGCTAGGAAGTGCCACGACATATCCAACAGCCACCAGTCTGAGTGTACTATATTCAGCATCTCTGTACGACAATGCAAATAGCGACGGATTAAGATATACAGCGCCAACTTACATAAGAGAGGATGAAGCCAATGAACCGTATCTAGTATTCTTGGATATGATAGGCCAACATTTCGATAATATATGGCTTTACTATAAGGATGTTACAAATAGGTATGTAGCTAATAATAATCCAAACGTAGGTATATCGTTGGATGTTGTATCCGAAGCCTTAAAAGGGTTTGGGATGCAGTTGTATACCAACACAAACCTATCAGATAATATTTACTATTCCTTACTCGGAATTGGAAATGAAGGGTCAACCTTGCCTCTAACCTCAAGTGCATACGCCCAAATAGTCATAGCAAGTAGCAGCTTATATCCACTTGCAGGTCAAGACTGGTTATCATCATCAATCTATCTTCCTCCATTTGAAAACGAATACCTAAACAGGTATGTAACCGTTTTTGAAACAGAGCAACCAAACATAACTTCGAGCTTTGATCAGCTATCCCCTAACCAAGTTGAACAAGAAATCTATAAAAGATTGTACCACAATCTCCCGTACTTGCTTAAAACAAAAGGAACGGAAAGAGGTGTTCGAGCTCTTATAGCATGTTACGGTATACCTAATGCAACTTTAAGTGTAAATGAATTCGGTGGATACAACATATTCTCACAGGGGGATATTCAGGGCATACAAGATAATAAAATTTACACAGGAAGCCAGCCTGAGTTAACAGAGAAGCTACTAAGTCCATTTACAACGATTCAAGACTACGTCAACAATGTAGAGATAAACTCGCCAAGCATCGAAGTTGGATTCTCTCCAGCAGATTCAATTAATGCTGATATAACCTCTTCTCTACCATCTTTAAACGTACAACAACTTATAGGAAATCCGTCTTTACAGTATTCTAGCTCTTACGCACCACTACAACAAGTAGCTAATGCATACTTTGAAACAAACTATACAAAGGGGTATAATGTATGGGATTTTATAAGAGTTATTAAATTTTTTAATAATTCACTTTTTAAAATGTTACAAGACTTTGTTCCTGCGAGAGCAAGTCTTACAACAGGCATAATAATAAAGTCGCACATATTAGAGAGAAATAAATATGCAAGACACGAGCCAACGGTAACAACCAGCTCGCTGGGAGATGATATCCAAATGGTTACTATATCAGGATCAGATGCAGACGAAATAAAATATTCAACAGCACATACAACCTACGTATCAACTCCATCAGGATCAGTAGAGATACAGAATATTTACTCTTTTGAAAAGTATAATGGAGAGTTTGGAGGAACGGTCTTGGAGGTTACAAACGGAGAAGCTTTAAGCCAAGATGATTATTCTGTAACAGCAAACGGAACAGTGCTTGAAACTATTAATTATGGTGCACTTTTTCAAAATGTAACAGAATCAGTTAAATCAAATAGGTTTTTTGACTTAGACTACAGTACTAATCAAATAGCACCTGTAAACTACGGAATTATTACAAAGTCAATAAATGAAGGGCAAGCAGCATTAACAGATCCTTACGCTCCCCTAGCACAGCTACAGGACTATAATTATAGTTTACGTAGAAGTGTTAAACCTAGATATGAAGGGTCTGAAACAAGAAGTAGGCTATACAACGTGTATACAGGACCCAGTAGGACTTATGTAGGAGATCAGTCATACGGTCAAACAGCAGCCGTAGATAAAATAAAATTAAAGTATGCTTACTTAGTTGACATATACACAGCATCGGCTTTTTTACCAAACAGATCTAATGCGCAGATTAAGTATCTAATCGAAAATGATACAACTGTACTAAATTTAACAAAAGCCAATTTTAACCTAAACGATGTTCAAAATATATTTAAAGGAGGTGAAACTTGTGACATATCTCTCTTTAAGTACGACGAAGCAAACGCATACACACAGCTACTAGCTAATAATCCAACTTTAAAAGTATACGAAGGAGGCTTCAGATATTTACCCATCCTACACAATATTAGTGGATCAGCAACAAACCACAAATACACACTAGGAGAGCCTATTGAAGTATCAGTACCAGCCGGAGGAGCACCTGCAAACATCAGTGATTTCACTCCGCAGATAACTGTGTATGAGGATGTTAAAGGGGGAGGAACAAGTGACTACTATTTCACAGCGTCCATTGTTGCAACTCCAGCTGTAGCAGCGAGAACTTTTGTGAATTTTACTTGGTCCATACCAAATCTATCTTTAAATGGGACAGGCACCGCTACTATTCAGAGTGGACAAACTACAAGCAACGATGTACAAATACACGTAGAGTATGATTATCCCTCCTACGATGCTTTTACTAACAATGTAATAGAAGTATCAAGTATAAGTGGAGGGGGTACAGGTGCGACAGGAAGTATTTCAACTTACTATACAACGGAGGTTTCAAGCAGCACAACGTGTTTATTTTTCAACACCTCATCCAGACAGCTGGTATTCAATAATTTAATAGCACAGTATTCTACAACGTTAGGGATCACCTTTCAATCGACCTCCGATACCGATTGGGCTGGATCGGGGTTAGATAGAGTAGTCTTACCCTTCACACTAGGAGTTGGAGATAGGGTGTCAGTGTACGATGCTGCTTCTAGTTTAGGATGGGATGAAAGATTCGAGTACACAATAGCATCAGTAGCACTAACAGGATCAGGTACTGCAGCGAGACTAATAGCTACAACTGTTCCAGACATAAACACAGCTAACTTTAACTCAGGAAGTGTTGACACAACAACAAATGCAAACTTCAAAGCTTGTAGATACATTGTTTGGAAACATGTTCCAGACGAAACAAATGTAATACTAAAATACAATCCAAAAGATCCAACTTTGGTTGAGAAAGGACTTTTATTTCCACAGTACCTACAGGAAGAGGTTAAGAAAAATGCAGGTAATACAATACAGACCCTAACAGCGAACAACCTTATTTCAGAATAAAAACACAAAAACACTATATTTATAACCAAAGACAAATCATTTAAACATGGGATATTTAGACAATACGTCAGTAGTAGTTGATGCAATCTTAACAAAAAAAGGCAGAGAGCTTCTTGCAAGAAACGACGGCTCTTTTCAGATCACCCAATTCTCATTATCAGACGACGAAGTTGATTACACACTTTATAATCCTAACCACCCGTCTGGATCTGCTTTTTATGGCGAAGCAATCGAAAATATGCCCATTATCCAAGCTTTTCCTGACGATCAAGAGATCATGAAGTATAAGCTCTTAACATTACCAAGAGGAACAGCTAAGCTGCCCGTGGTCAATGTAGGATACACACAGATAGTTCTAAAGCAAGGGTCATCTTTGTCAATAACACCTCAGACTTTAAATTACCTTGGAGCAACGTCTACCTTCGAGCAGTCAGGCTACACTGCCACTATCGGAGATGTGAGACTTACAGCAGCCTTCAACGGTGTTGGTATTAATACAGCAGAAGCAACAGCACTCAATGCAACAGTAACAATTGGAACCAATGTTTCTAAGACTGTTATTGGTACTTCGATTAATATTACAGCTACAACTGTAAATACCTTCTTCGGTAATACAACAACTCTCTATACAACTCTTACAGTTGTTGGACGCGATTCGGGAGCAAGAGAGATTATACCTGTACAGATAGTTAAAGCATAAAAGATAAGATAAAATGTCATTTACAACCTTAGATCCTACAGATTTCGTAATAAGTGCGGATTCCGTAACAGCTCCAGCTTGGAGTTCAAATCAACCCGTACTAACACAGTTCGCAACAGCTTCAGGACCTTCAACAAACGTGTTATCTCCAGAAGCCTTCTACTTAAATGTATACCAAACTGCCTCTACAGCGGTTGGAGCAGCGGTACAGTTTTCAATTGCCTACGGTAATTCAGAGGGATCTGGATCTCCGTACTACAACGCTTTAGTACCAGGAGCATCACCATCACGCACAACCTACGGTCAATATAAAACCTTGGTTTACGGTACAGGTATAACTGGTTCTCAAGGCTTTAACTTTGGAGGAGTCAATACAAATGCAACAGAAATTTTTGCGATAAATGTAGAGAGAAGTAGATACAAAGAGAGCCTATTTCCAGGCACCTTTAATTTGATTTTATCAGGATCTTCAGGATCAATAAAACTTACCGATGACAGTAATGCTGTATCTGTTTTAAGTTTTTTAGATTGTGGAAGGGTATTTAATATCATAAGTGGATCAAACGGATTACCCACAACAGCAACTCTACCATCAGCCTCAAGCACTCAGCTAGGGTATACTCCATCGGGATCTTACGGTCTTTTCTTACCTGATATCGGAACTATTATATTGAATCCTGCAGCATTAGCACTTCAAGCTGGATATGGAGGAATTGGTTTAACAACAAATACAGCTGCAAATTTGCAAGGACTAACGTCTAGTATTAATAATACGACCTTATATCAAGCTATATCACGATCTGCTAACTTCCAATTAGCATCTCAAGAAACGATTTCTTCAAATTATGTATTTGTTCGTGTAAGAAATGCAGACTACAATTATACAACTAACCCAACCTACATATCAGGATCAGGGGACTTAGTTTACACAACTTTAATTAATAACCCTCAAACATACGTAACAACTGTAGGTTTATATAATACAAACAACGAGCTTTTAGCGGTTGGTAAAATGTCAAGACCTTTAGTTAAAGATTTTACAAAAGAAGCTTTGATTAGGGTTAAGTTGGATTGGTAAGACTGCTTTTAGTAATAAAGAATCGAGTTAATATAAAAAGAGTAAAAAGTATATGAGCAGAGCATCTAATACATTAAAGACGTCGGATGTTCTAACGCTACCAATTAAATTAAAATATTCGAGTTCTTTTGAATCAAGCTCCCTAAACAACTATGGTATAAGGGTCTTAACTGGAACTAATATTCCAGTGGATCAATATGCAGGGAGTCCTGGTGACGAGACGCTTGTTTATAGGTCAATCAGACATTTATATTATTCAAACTATTTAACAGGCTCTTTTCCAGTATCCTCTTCCTCTGCAGATAACTGGTTACAGTCAACAGCGGCATCTGGATCAGCTGAAGCTGATAGAAGGTACTTTCCAACAGCTTCTTACAGCAATATCCAAGTGCTTTCAATTCCTAGAGAGGTTTTTGGAGAAAAGATAGCAAGAAGAAGTTTTCTG